TAGCGACTCAACTGCTGAGCTAGTGTTCTAGCTACGTCTTTACAACCATTGTGTTGAAGACCTGCTCCACAAGTGAAGCAAGACGTCTGCTCCTCATCTCCTTTCTTTCCATAAATGGAAGTCGGGGGTCTGGTAAGTAGGCGTACTCGTCTGCCAATTTCCGCAAGTCATCAATGTCGACCATATATTGGTCTAGTTGTTGCAAGCGGTCCAAGCGTTTTCTAAGGTCCTTTAAGACCTGCGAGTGCGCAAAGGTAGGCTTACGATTTTGAGTTAGGTCTGCCAATGGACCTTCCCTGAATTTCAAATACTCGACTAAGTCGGCGTATAGATCTTCAGTCTTGCTCTGCAGCTTAGAGAAATAAGTACTTACGTACCGACTTTCAAAAGCTTGGGATGTTACATCCAACCACGGGCAATTGTCTTCATACCCCGGCATGCCGGGCTTGATTACGCCGTCCAGTGGTTCAGTAGCAAGAATCCACACTAATTTGCGATCTTGCTCCTTCGGGAACAAGGCAGCTATTAGCATTGGAGGAAGCTCAGGACTGATCTCGTACCGAGAAACTAGTTCAGCGATACATGTTGGAAACATGTACGGCTTCTTAATGTCTCGGACGAATCCAGGTGTGACAGGTGTTAGGCAAGTACCATTTAGGTATAATTGTTTAGCCACCTCAGCGCCTCGGAAGACATCCGAAGTGGATTCAACAGTCTTACCAGCATTTATTTGCAGGCCTAGGCCTGTAATTAAACTACGGTATTGACTAGCGATAACCTGATCACTTATTATCACATCATCACCAATCAGCCTATAACTAGACTGAGGTTGCGTTACATTGCCTTTGAAAGCAGCGTAGTGCACAACAAGGTGATGTGCCAGTGAACACAGTGGCCACGAGGCGTAGCAACCCATTGGTTGCCCTGTCCCGTACTTCACCTTAACTTCAGGATCCCATGCTAATGAAAACTCGCGTTCCGAAAGGATCGTCCAGAATTCTTTAGCTAGGTCATCGTTCCCCACAAGTTCCCTTAGGAGCTCGCGTTGTACGATGCCTGGAAATCTATCCGTAAAAGCGGTAAGATCCGCACAATAGGCATATGACCCGAAGGTCGTAACCGCCTGCGCGAACTTTCCAACATTAC